TTCTACAATTTCTGAAGATTTCAAATCTAAAGTTTCTACAATTTTTGAAGCTCGTGTTCAAGACCGTATTTCACAAATTCAAGAAGAAATTGAAAGTGAATATGCTGGTATGCTTGAAGAAGCAATCACATCTGTTCGTAACGACTTAACAGAAAAAGTAGATGATTACCTTTCTTATGTTGTTGAACAATGGATGGCAGACAATGAAATCGCTATTGAATCTGGCTTACGCTCAGAATTAACAGACGACTTCATCGCAGGTTTACGCAATCTATTTGCAGAACACTATATTGATGTTCCTGCTGAAAAAGTTGACCTCGTTGACGAATTAGCTGGCCAAGTTGAAGAACTTGAAGCTAAGTTAAACGAAGAAATTGAGCGTGGTGTAGAGTTTAAAAAAGCTCTTGTTGAATCACGCAAAAATGAAGTAACTCGTGAAGTATGTGAAGGTCTCATATCAACTCAAGTTGAAAAAATCAAATCACTCGCAGAGAGTGTTGAATTCTCCACAGAGGACGAATACAAAAACAAACTTGAAACAATCCGTGAGAATTATTTCCCATCTGGTATTAAAAAAGCAGATGAATCACAACTCAACGAACAAGTTGAAGATGCTGAAGGCGAAAAGAAAGTCATCAATGACCCATTTGTAGCTGCAGTATCAAACGCAATTAGTAAAACAAAAATTTAAATAGTAATTATCTAGGAGATAAAAAATGTATTTGTCCGAATCATTACAGAAAAAGTGGGAAGGTGTTCTTGACCATCCTGACTTACCTGCAATTAAAGACCCTTATCGTAAGGCTGTAACTGCTGTTATTCTTGAAAACCAAGCTGTAGAAATGCAGAAATCTGGTCAAATGTTACAAGAAACAGCACCTGCTAACTCTGCTGGTACAGGCGGTTTTGGTGGCGGCGCTGCTGCTGGTGGTCCAGTTGCCGGTTTTGATCCAATCTTAATCAGTTTAGTTCGCCGTTCATTACCGAACTTAATCGCATACGATGTATGTGGTGTTCAACCAATGACAGGCCCAACTGGTTTAATCTTCGCTATGCGTTCAGCATATAGCACATCTAATGTGACCGCAGGCGCAACAGAAGCATTCTTCAATGAAGCTAACACAGGTTTTGGTGGTGTTGCTGGCGCTCAAACAACTCTTGCAGTTGGCGCTTCTACTGCTAACACATTTGTTGGTAACGCTGCAGCTTGCACAGCATTAGCAACAGCTACTGCTGAAGATTTAACATTCCAAGAAATGGCATTCTCAATTGAAAAAGTAACTGTTACTGCTAAAACAAGAGCATTAAAAGCAGAATACTCAATTGAATTAGCACAAGACCTTAAAGCAGTTCATGGTTTAGATGCAGAAACAGAATTAGCAAACATCTTGTCTGCTGAAATTCTTGCTGAAATCAACCGTGAAGTTGTAAGAACAATCTACGGTACTGCTAAAACAGGTTGCCAAGTAGGTACAACTGCTGCTGGTAGATTTGACCTTGACACCGATTCAAACGGTCGTTGGATGGTTGAAAAAGTTAAAGGTTTAGCATTCCAAATTGAACGTGAAGCTAATACTATCGCTAAGACAACTCGTAGAGGCAAAGGTAATGTTATGATTTGCTCAAGCGATGTTGCTTCTGCTTTAGCAATGGCTGGTATCCTTGATTACAACTCAGCTTTACAGTCACAAGTAAACCTAACAGTTGATGATACAGGTAACACATTCGCTGGTACTTTATTTGGTCGTATCAAAGTGTATATTGATCCATATGCTCCAACATCAGCATCTTCAGAATATGCAGTTGTTGGTTACAAAGGTTCTAACGCTTATGACGCAGGTTTATTCTACTGCCCATACGTTCCTTTACAAATGGTTCGTGCAGTTGATACAAACAACTTCCAACCAAAAATTGGCTTCAAGACACGATATGGTCTAGTTGCTAATCCATTTGCAGAAGGTACTTCACAAGGTAATGGCGCATTAAATGTGTTGTCTAACAACTATTACCGTGCGTTCAAGATTGCAAACTTAATGTAATCTATAAGTCTTATAATTATAACTATAATAAAAGACTAGCAAAGCAATAAATCTTAAAGAGGACTCCGTAAAAAGGGTCCTCTTTTTTTTAGCATAAATAAACCATTATGACAGCAACCAATCGTAACCCAACAAACCCTAATTTTCTACAACCAAATAAGTTTCAACTTAACTTTGGTCGTTCACCCAATGTTAGGTATTTTTGTCAATCATTAAGTGTGCCTGGTATTTCTTTATCTGAAATTCCACAAACCAACCCATTCGTTGATGTGTATATTCCCGGTGAAAAAGCCATATATGATTTATTGAATATCACCTTTGTCGTTGACGAAGAATTAAAATCGTGGCTTGAAATACATGATTGGATCCGTGCTATGACTTTCCCTAAAGAATTTGCTGAGTATAGAAATCTCGGTAAATTAAACAAATATGCAACAAACATTCCAATAGCCAAACCACAATATTCTGATGCAACTGTTACTTTGCTTTCATCATCAAATACACCATACTATAACATTAAGTTTTTTGATGTATTTCCTACCACCCTTTCTACCTTTGTAATGAGTGCAACAGATTCTCCAGATACTATAATTACAGCTGATGCTACATTTCGGTATAGTTACTTTGATGTAGAGAAATTATTCTAAAAAACGCTTGACAATTTAATGGAAGTGATGTATCCTTTGAATAGGAGGATTTCAACTATATGAAACAACTTGAAGATTTATTAGAAATGTGGCGCAAGGATTCTGACATTGATAGAACAGAACCAGGCAAAGCATTATTAGATATACCCAAATTGCATAGCAAGTATTTAAATATACTATCACATCATCGCCTATTGGCCAAAGAATCTGAATTTAAGGCCAGTAAGATGAGGCGATTAAAGTGGGAATATTATACAGGTAAACTTGACGAGGACCAACTTACTCAACATGGTTGGCAACCTTTCCCCTATGTTTTAAAATCAGAAATCACAACTTACCTAGAATCAGATGAAGACATCAATGCTCGTCTAGCTGCAAAAGCTATGCACGAAGAAATCGTAGATGTGTGTGGTTCAATACTCAAAGAATTAAACTCTCGCACATTCCAACTCCGCGACTTCATAGCCTGGGAAAGATTTATACAAGGTGTCTGATTTAATTCTCCATAAGAAGAATGAAGTATTCATTCAGTTTGAGTGTGAAAAGGGTATAGCTCAAGAGTTATCATCTTACTTTACATTCTTTGTTCCAGGTTACCAATTCGTTCCCGCTTATAAAAGTAGGCTCTGGGATGGAAAGATAAGGCTGGCGGACTTACGCAACTTTACCATATATCATGGTCTGGTTCCTTATATTCAAAAGTTTTGTGAAGAAAGAAATTATAAACTTGAGATAGATTCAGATGTCATATCTACCGAAGTATTATCTGTGGTAGAAGCTGAAGACTTTATTAAGACATTAAATCTTCCACACGAAGTTCGTGATTATCAATTAAAATCTTTTATTCATGCTATTCGTAATAAGAGAATTCTTTTATTGTCTCCAACAGCTTCAGGTAAATCACTTATACTTTATGTCATTGTTCGTTACTTACAAGCATCAGGCTTAAAAAAAGGATTATTAATAGTTCCAACCACATCATTGGTTGAACAGATGTTTTCTGATTTTAAATCCTATGGTTATGATTCTGATACATACTGTCATCGCCAATATTCTGGTAAAGATAAACACACCAACAATTTTCTAACCATCACCACATGGCAATCCATTTACAAGAATTCAGGTGAATACTTTGAACAGTTTGATTTTGTTTTGGGCGATGAAGCTCACCAATTCAAAGCTAAATCACTTACTACTATACTTACAGGTTGCTCAAATTCTAAATATAGAATAGGTACAACAGGAACTTTAGACGGAACTCAAACTCATCGTTTGGTACTAGAGGGTTTATTTGGTCCAGTTTATAAGGCAACCTCAACATCTGAATTAATTGAGAAAGGTCAATTAGCAGATTTTAAAATTAAATGTCTGATTCTTAAGCATCCTGAACCTATATGTAAGATGGCTCGTGATTGGGATTATAATCAAGAGATTGATTACATAGTTTCAAATACAGCTCGTAACGATTTCATTCGCAATCTAGCATTGTCGCTAGAAGGCAATTCACTTATTTTATTTCAATTTGTTGAAAAACATGGTAAAGACCTTTATGCTAATATCAAACTTCATGCCAAAAATAGGCATGTATTCTTTGTATTTGGCGGAACTGATGTTGAGGTTCGCGAATCGGTCCGTTCAATTACTGAAAAAGAAAAAGACGCAATCATTGTAGCATCATACGGCACCTTTTCAACAGGCGTCAACATTCGTAACCTACATAATATTATATTCGCATCACCAAGCAAATCTCGTATTCGTAATCTTCAATCTATTGGCCGTGGTTTAAGAATTGGTGACGATAAAGAAGCTGCGGTTTTATTTGACATCGCTGATGATTTTCGTATAGGCAAATTTACAAACTATACGATTAAACATTTCATTGAACGTGTTAAAATATATGATGATGAAAAATTTAACTATAAATACTATAACATAGAATTAAAACATGACAGCACTTCCACAACACAGAGTTAAAATTATCAGATTACAAAACGGAGAAGACCTTATTTCCGATTGTATTATGGATGATGGCGAAGAATGGATTCAATTGAACGATCCTATGTCATTGATTGTCAAACGATCCATTAAAGGAACGGTAATGATGATGGTACCATGGTTGCCACTTGAAGTAGTTTCTGATAATATAGCTACCATATCTTTTCACGATGTATTAACATTTGCTGAACCAAAAGAAGATTTAGTTGAATACTATATTAATATGGTTGAACAAGCTAAAATATCGGTAGCTAAAAATGACGATGTGTTAAAGGTACTGAAAGATGAATTGTTAGAATATCGTGATGAGGTTCTTGAAGATATACTTCCTGAAGAACAAGAAAAGATTAGAAGTTATTTAGAAAACTCATCTAATGATAGGAAAAAGAAATTACATTAATGTTAGAATATACACCTGATAATTTAAAATTAGTAAGTAAAATTATATTAAATAATTTAACGCCTGACCTTTTACCTAAAAAATGGGTAGAAAGAAATGCTTCTAATCCAATGTTTGGCCATTGTCATAATGCTTCAGGTTGTTTACAAAAGATATTTGGTACTAAAGTTATTAAACTATATCGTGCTATAGATGATGAGGGTATCTATCATTGGTGGGCAGTAGATAATAAAGATATCGTTATAGATATTACTGCTGACCAATATTATTCAACAGATAGACTTCCTCCAATATATGAGAGTGGAAAGAAATCAGGTTTACTAGGATTTGATTATCGTAAAAGAGTTCAAAGGCTAACGGATAAGGTATTAAAGCAATTACAATCAACGGGAACACCGCTAGACTAACAGAAGTCAAGCGCTTTATGAGGCAATTAAGGATAAATTATGAGTGAAAAGAAACCAAAACATTATGTAAATAACGCCGACTTCTTGAAGGCTCTAATAGAGTATAAAGAAAAGTGTGATGAGGCAAATAAGAACGATAAGGAAGAGCCAAACATTCCAAATTATGTGGGTGAATGCTTTCTAAAAATTGCAGAGCATCTATCTCGTAAACCAAATTTTATTTCATACTCTTTCCGAGATGAAATGATTTCTGATGGTATTGAAAACTGTATCATGTATTTCCGTAATTTTGATCCAGATAAATCAAAAAATCCATTCGCATACTTCACACAAATTATATATTTTGCCTTTCTTCGTAGGATTATGAAAGAGAAGAAGCAACTATATGTCAAATACAAAGCTACCGAGCAATTCGGTATACTTGATGAATATGAAATGTTAGAAGATTCAGACGGTGTAGCCAAACAATTTGAACTCTATGATAACATATCAGAATTCATTCACAACTTTGAAGAAAGTAAAAAAAA